GCAGCATTTCCAGCTGTGTTAAGTGAGCTGTTCCCTACTTTAGGTCCTCCAGCTAAATAACTGGTACCGGCAGTAATAAGCTGCTGCATAGGATCAACTTCACCAGTTTGTTTTGCAGTGCTCAAAGCTGTCAGTAGTTGTGGTACTGCGTAACGTCCTATAGTAGAACTCATAATACCACCCAACGGACCAGCAAAAAAAGGTAGAAGCATAGAAGCGTAAGGTAATATAGGAGCCAACTCTTTGGGAATTAGCTTATCTGCAACTTTATTAAAAACCTTATTTACTTTTTTCTTAACTGAACCCATTATACCCAAGACTCCTTTGTAGTTACTTTAAACGTCTTTTGTAATAAACCATTGGGTGCTAAACGCAACCAATTTACTGTCTGACCAACTCCGAATAAATGTGTAAAAAATGTTTTGTTAAATTTCATATTATTGTGTTCGTTTGTATAGATTGAATCTATAATCCAAAGTTTGTTTCCAGTTTTCCATTCATCTAAATTAAGAGAATAGTTTTTTAAATATTTTTCTTCTGTTTTTTCATCTAATAAAGCCCAGTTTGTATAACCGTAAATATTATTGTTTTCGTCTTTATTAACATTATATTGCTGTAAAGCTATAGAAGGATAAATATGATAGTAGATGTCTTTGATACTTTCGCCCTTCCAGGAAGGATAAGAACTTTTAAAAAGCTCCATGATATCTAAAACATCATCCATATAAAACCTGCAAGATGGCTAATCTTGTTTATTCGCCAGTTCCAGAACCTAAAGGTATCTGAACAACTTTTACCAGTATATCTTTAGCTTTGTGCACTGCCCAAGGCTCGCCACAATTGCTACATAGACCGGTTGCTTCTTCGTCTGAATCTACCTCATTTTCACAATTTTTGCAATAGATTCTATGATGTACTTCAGGTTTCAGCATAGGTACTTGTTTTCCCTCTATTGTCTGGTATCCAATAATTTCTGAATCTTGTATTTTTTTCATTAAGATATCTCCAATACTGATACTATTATATCCATTCCTGTAGCGGAAGAGGTTGCTTTTAAAATATCACTATTTTCCAATACTAAAGGTCTTTCCAATAATTCTATAGCAGTATTACTAGCAATAGATAAAGCATTAATTATAGTTACATCTGCACCAACGCTAGCATCGGTATTAACTAAAGTTAATGTTAACGCACCACCACTTTTATTACAAGCTCTAATAGAACTTACTAAAGATTGCACCGGCTTTTGTTTTGGCACAATATCAGCATTTGCAGTGGGTACTGTATATACGGTCGTTTGGTTATTGTTGGTAAGTACTACACTTCTATTTTTATATATATCACTCATAAAAACCAGGTCCTTGCTGTTAATTCTTCACGTAAATCTTGTTGATAGGTAAAGTTTAATTGTTCAATAATATTTTCTAATTCTCTAATTAAAATATCTTGCTGTTGTCGATCAAAAACATCTCTAGGTAGTGGTAATCTAGTTATATTAATTCTAGCCATTATCTTCTACCATCTGGTTTTATATCTAATCGTACTGTTCCAAAACGCCAGTCATCGTTAAGAGCGTCTGCTGATATTTGAATATTAGCTTGTCGACCTCGACCTCTAACTGAAAAAAACTTAGTGGTTGGAGCAACAGAAGAAGTAAACGTTCTAGTATTAGTACTTGCAGGGTAATTAGCAAAAGTTATTTTAAAATCATTAGTACCAACTAATTCTTTAAAATCCGGTATAACTCTTGAACACAATAAAACTTGTTCACCATCTTGAATATCAAAATCTCCAGAGGTTATCTGGCAAGTCATAGCCGCGCCATCATCATCTTTACCTACTTCATGTGCATACAATACACTTGAGCCAGCAGTTACACCCATAATTGTTTCGTTGTTTGGTAAAGCCGTTGGTTCATAATTAGGTGCGTAAGGATTATTATAAACTCCACGATCAATCCAAGCAGTTCTAGCAAAGCCTGTATTATTATACCAAATATTTTCTAAATAATTATAGGTAACCGATCTATCTAAAAACGTTGAACCATTACTTGGATAGAACCAAGTTACTTCATTAAAGTCGGTATTAACCGCTGCTGCTACTTGTCCTTGCGCAACACCATCAATATTATCAAATACAAAATCTTGTACCGAACAATCTAATTTTTTAATAGCACCATCAAATGTATAGAAAGCTGTTTGCGACATCCAAAAAGTTACACCATTAACATCAACCACACAGTTAGGTGATACCGCACCACAGTTAGCACCCACTTGTTGTAAACCAAAAATAAAAGGCGGACCAATATTATTTAATGAATGTAATGCTGTATCGGTCCACACTAGAATAGAACCCCTAGACCTAACTGCTGATACAATTTTTGAACCATCTTGTATTCTAAACGTACCTGCACTATTCTCATTTATAGGATTCCAAGTTGATGGATCTTCTTGCGAAGAAAACCTTAAAAATAAATCATCACGAGTATTAGGGCTACCAATAGTAGTTTCAGTGCCAAATAAAAATATATGTCTGTCAGGTGAAGATACTAATAAAAATCTATTACTGCTTGGTGCACCACTAATAGCCGCGGCCCGCGTTCCGGTGCCCGCTGATAAATCCCATTTGTATAATTTGTCATTATTACGAATCGCTAATAGATCTTCACCAAATGTATCTAATGACCAGTAAGTAGCGTCCAGTGCTACTGAAGAAGTTGAGCTTGGTTTATTCCATTGTCTGTTACCATTCCAAGCACCAACACCCCAACCAAAACCAAAGGTAGACACATTAGTACCTACCGAAATCAAAGCATCTAAATTGCCGGAACCACCACCGCCAGATACTGAACCGGTAGCATTAGAAGTATGAGTAACAGTAAACACATTACTATTAGTAACAGTAGTTACCTCAAACTCATTATTCATATCAAGGCCACCAACAGCTGAAAAGTTTTTAAATATGACAAAATCACCAACCACGAAACCGTGACTGTTATCAGCTACTGAAACAGTAGGTGAACCAGAAGTAGTGGTAAACGGATTAGTAAGACCTAAGTTATCTCTGCGTAATGGGGTAATATCAAAAAAAACACCTTCAGAATAAACATATAATTTTCTGTCTGTTCCCAAAGCTACGAAACGTACTCCAGCATTCGATACCCACGCTCTTATGCCTCTAACTACACCACATATATTTGAGTTAACAACTTTTTCCCAACCACCAATTTTTTCTGGTAAGCCAGTTCTAAAGCGTACATTAGTTGCATCAACCCAACGACCTTCAGCCCCATAGGTAGAAGTTTGTTTGTCTATACCTGGAGTAAATTGTGCTTTTGCTAATGACACTTATGATATCCTTTGCATTAAACCCATAACTGAGTAGTAATAAGTATATGAGTTAGCACCTTGACCACCGGAAGCAGAACCAGCAAACAGCGGATCAATTACTCGCCATACGCCTGTCTTACTAGTAGAACTACCTGCTGTTTGCTGACCTATACCCATAAAACCTTTGGTACTACCCAGTTCATAACTAGGAGAGTTTCTGGGTACTTTACTTAATGAATCGTCATAATCAGATATTACAAAAATACCACTAGTATAAGTGCTTGGGGTAACTTCAGTACCGGCACTTATAGTAAGGTTACCCTGTGAACTATTGCCACTACGTTTAAGCATAAAAGGCATAATACTTCCTATATCAGTAGTTGCACTAGCTACTATTGCTATTCCGGTTAAAGCTGAGCCGTCAATTGCTGGTAAAGCACCAGTTAGTTTACTTGAAGTTAAAGTTGATATTCTAGCATCAGCAACTGTGCCTGATGCAATGTTTGATCCGTTTAAAGCTGTTAAGGCTGACCCATTACCTGTTAATGTAGTCGCGGCCATCGCTCCGGAAACGGTTAGGCCCGAGCCAGTGGTTTCTGCTTTTTGAACATTATCGTAAAATAGTTTTGTAGCACCATTAATTGCAGTGGTTATGTAGTTTTCACCTGTAGATGATTGCAATCTTAAATCATTACCTTTTATAAAACCGGTAGTACCATCTGAAAGTATATCAATATCTTGACCATCTCCAATGTAAAGGTGATCATTGTCAGTGATAGTTACATTGCCTGTTATAGTACCACCAGTTGTGTTTAATTTGGTATTGATCTGTGTTTGAATATCTGACGTAACACCATCAAGATGTTCAAACTCAGTATTGTTAACCGAGCCGTCAGCAATCTTAGCTGCATCAGGTACCGGTGTGTTATATCTTCTTGATTCGTATGTAGCCATAATTTATCCTATGTGTAAACTTTAAACTCAATATCAGTATACTGGTCACCTAAATAGTTTCTAACTTGTCCTGGGAAAGTAAACCTTACTAAATATGTCCCTAATATGTCTTCTGTTGTTGATATTGATACATTACTATCTCCAGCCTTAAATGTATAGGTATTTCCTGTAGATAAATTTTTAAAAGTGACACGAGCAAATGAGGTTGCTCTATTGGAATTATTATATCCACTACTATCTGCCAGCATACTCATATCTACATTACTATTAGCTTTTCGCCAATTAATTGATTCTGCTGTTCTAATAACACCATTAATATCTTTCCAACGCGGCATACCATATGCCTCAAAAGTTACACCAGTTATGTTTGGAGCTGATAGTCCAACACTAAAGTTGTGTGACCAATAACCGTTACCAACTAAATCATTTGGCTGAATAAAAGGCGGGGTTGCAGTAGGATTATACTTAGATCTAGCAGGTTGCATTAAACTTCTAAATCGATCGCCGGCAGTGCCGCTGACGTTTCCCGTAGTCGGAGCAGGTGAACCTGACAATTGTCTCAATTGTCCACCTATATTGGCATCATTTTCAGCTTGACCACTACGAAGATTAACTTGCAGATCAGCCATATCATAAGCATCACCATTAGTCTTATTATATGCCACAACATTAGCTACAATCATATCTGTTTTATTACCAGCTGTTCCACCATCAACTACGTCTTGAGTTAATTCTCTATAGGAGTACGCAACTGGAGAGCTGATGGTAAATATTTGAGCATTATAAGCGTGCTCCCAAGTAATAGATTGATTAGTAAGCGCATCAGTCCAAGTTAAATAATTAACTGTACCCGCGCTGGCAGTCATACTATCTGTTTGGTAAACAATTCCATTAGAACTAGTCTCACTCGTATAAAGTCGTGGATTAAATTGTGTAAAAGATCCACCATAAGTCCAAGTACCAGCGTTTTCACTCCATCTTTGACGCCCTGAACCAACATTAAAAGACCCATTAGTTATACGGGCAAGCTGTGCATCGTCACCACGTATTACTCCAAAAGGCATAAGATTTAAAAGAGATCTAGAAAAACCAAGTAAAGGATTAGTAGGGTTTGAATTATCTGAATTAGCAGTAGAAATAATACCTGAATAAGCTGCGACACCTTCATATATTAAACGCCACGTGCCGTTGTCATTTACATAAGCTTCATCTATTTCTCGATAACTACCACCATCATGAACTGATAAAGATTCATTGATCTCTCGCCACGTACCGTTGTCGTTTACATAAGTAGGCATTACGAATACTTATACCAAACATCCCCGTTGCTACCACCAGATGGATTTTGAGTTGATATGGTTGCTTTATAATTTTGTTCGCTTAAAACACCGGAGGAAGAGTTAATGGTTAAAAAAGTTGCGTTATCCGCTGAGTTTTTAAACTGTACTGTATCTGCACGTACTTTTAAAACACCTGTAATGTTTTGTATAGTACTATTGCTACCATCATGTGTTAAAGTTAAATCATTACTATCTCCAAGATTTAAATTATCACTATCTCCAAGAGATAAATTACCCGTT